TTAGAAATACCACCTGAAATATGACTATGGTCAAACTCAATTTCTTCAACTGCTGAACGATTCAACTGCGATGCCGTAACAAATAATACATTAAGTTCTTTGGCCAAGTTACGCAGTTCTTCAGAAACATACTTGTCTTTGACAAACAAATCATTGGGGCTAACTTTAGCTGATACCGGCATTAACAAGTCCAAGTAGTCACACATGATAAAATCAATTTTGATACCTGTCTGTACCTGCACTTCTTTGATATAACTGCGTATATCGTTAACTGTACTTTGTGCCGGTAGTGCTTTGATTCGATACTGTCCAGCTTTCTTACTTACTAACTTGACCTTAAGTTCAGTTTGATCGATATCCTTACGGATTTCTTTTGTGCTCATACCTGCCAACATGGCATCGGTACGCAGAGCACATAATTCTTCTGACAGTTCTAAACTGATATACACGCCACTAAGTCCTGCTTGTAACCAACTTAGTGCTATGTTCATCATGACCAAAGATTTACCAGATCCAGATCCACCAGCAAAAATGTTTAGTTCTCCTCGACTGAATCCACCGTATAAAATCTTGTCCATCTGTGGCCACCCTGTGCTAACTTGTCCACCTGAATTAAAATATTTGTTAATACGAAACTTTGGATCATCAAAATAGTCTGTACCCATATCTTTAGTCAAACTAATTTGTACTGCGTCTTTGATTAGTTTCTCAACCGGATCAAACTCGCCTTTTTCTAACAAGTCTGCTGATTTTAAAATTGCTCGTTCTAATTCTTGTCTACGAGTAAATCCTTCAAATTCAGTCATGAACCACTCACTGTGGCCCTCATTTAAATCTGGAATATCTTGTAGTGCTACTCCAGTTGAAGCTTTAATCTGTTCTTTAGTTGGTAATGTTTTATATTCATTACTATGATTAGCAATAAATTCTGCCACTGGACGCAGGGTACGATCAAAGTTTTCTGGATTGTAGATATTAGCAACACGCACAAAACTTTCTGCGTCTTGTAACATCATTTCTAGAAATAGCTTTTGTACATCAGTACTATAGTCCTTCAACATACTTTTTCCTCATTGTTTTCTTCTAAACTCCAAACTACATAAATTGAGTATCTGGTTATTGTTCCATCGGCCTGAGTAGTTGGTCGATGTTGTATGCCAGGAGGCTCGTGAGTTACTGCTAGATACCCTGTGTTATGAACATAAGGTATTGTAATTTCTCTGTTGTCTAATTTAAATGTTGTTCCATACTCTGCAGGAGCATCAAAAAGATATACCTGTAGTGCAACTTTGATTAGCTCATTATCAGAGTGCCAATCCATCTTAAACTTACCGGTATCACGCCAAATTTGTATTCCTAAATAATTTAGACGACTACCAAAATACTGTGTTCCTACAGTTTCAGTTATATTATTACATACTATATGCAATTCTTCAACTACTGTATCTCCATCCCAGGTTATCAGTTCGCGAAATGGAAGTTTGACTCGATCCCACTTGGCCTGATTAGAAGTTAGATAAGTGCGTAATTTATCAACAAGTTTTTTGTTAAACACATTGTTAACCAAATATAAATTTGGTATTGGTGTCAATGCCGAATCAACAACTGCTTGTTGTGCTTGGTCGGTAGAGATATCAATAAGATTTTGATCTATCATTTTTTAATCTCTTAACTAACTGTTTTTTTCTCATCTCAATTTTAATTCGACTAGTTTCTCGGTTTTCTAATATAGTTAGCAAGGTTCCTACTCGACCTAACTTAATTACTGCATCGTTTACATCTTTAATGCCTTCTGGCCAGTCGGGTATGCTGACTGTCCATCCTAGCTCTATAGCACGATCTATTAACTTTGTGCCTGCTTCATCCTGATCCGGCACTACAATAATCTCTTTACCTAGGCTTTTAATTAGCCTTGCTTGTGCATCATTAATATCTGCATGTAATACCGCCAGGCCGTTAATAGCTAATGCATCAAATACACCTTCAACTACAACGGCATACTGCCAAGAATCTCTTTGTAAATCTGTTCCAAAAACATAACCGGGCTGTATGTCATTGAGATATCTAGGATTACGATCATCTAAGAATCTAATAGTATGTCCTACAACTTGATTACTGTGTGTAAATGGAATTATGATTCCTTTCCTGGGCAAGGCTTTATACAAGAAAGGATAATCTAACGATATGCAACGATTAGTCAAATATTCTTTGGCGGCATCTGTTAATGGTTGTGTATCTGCCGGTAAGTCTCTTTCGTCAAAATAAATGTCTGCTAATTTTTCTGCTACCTGTTGACGATCGTTAATGAGTCCTACAATACTTTTTTGTTTGAGACTTTCAAGATTCATGCGTTCAATTTCTTCTGTGGGCACATTCAACCACTGTAGTAATTTGCGAGCCTTAAATGTCAGTGTCCTGCCTATAACAAAACTGGCTGTAAATCCGCAGTTGAAACAATGATACGACCAGGATCCATCTGGTGCAGGTTTTAGTCCGCCACGCTGACGACGATCAACATTCTCACTGTTATGCACACAGCAGGGTGCATTAAAACTTATCCAGCCAGAGCTTGTTTGTTTTCGTTTAGCAGGTAAAAAAGAAACCACATCAATCATGCTTTATTATAGCATGAATTGTGACAGTACTCAAGCTGTTTTGGTTAGCGGTAGTAGATATTGGTAACAAAACCAGTGGTAATTGCTACCACAGCACCCTGTTCATCTGGTGGAACACTAGGTGGCATTGAGTTGTTAGTATATCCTTGAATTGGTACTGGCCAATAACCAGAACCAGGATTGGTAATATTGATTGCAGTAACTACACCATTTTCGATTTCAGCTTCAGCTGTTGCACCAGAACCATTACCAAGAATTTGAATATTTGGAGGTGCCAAATAACCTTGTCCACCGTTGAGAATAGTGATACTCTGAATTTCTCCGTTAACGCAGGCAGCTACAGCAGTAGCAGGTTGTCCTGGACCAACCGGAGCCGGAGTAGCAAATATACTGTTGTTAAAACACATTCTCAATATAGGATGCCAACCAAGTACATTCATATAGATTGTTTTGGTTTCGTTATAGTAAGTAGTACTTTCGGTAATGTTGTACCAAGTGGCTTCGTAATTTTGTGCGCCTTGAACTTTGATCGTTCCTGTGTAGCCTATCAAGTCCATCTGTATTGTGGTAATTGGCCCTTTGGGTTCAATAAAACTACTGTAGTATTCTGTGTTAGCCAATGAATTGTAGAACGCGGCGCCATCTCCCCAACCATTACCGTCACCATTCCATCCAGTCCATCCGGCATTCTCCCAAGCATAGTCTCCGGGCTGAGCCTGACTAGTTAATTCTAGTGTCGGAATAGTCAATGGAACACTTGGTAAAAATTGTGGCAACACGCTGTTTACAATGTTTACTGGAGCACGAGACCCAGACTGTGCATCTGTAAACACTGGCTGAATCAACGGACTATTTTGAAAAGTGATACTGTAACTAGCTGGTTGAGCTACAATATCTGTTAGATGAGTACTAGGAATAGTTACTTTAGCACGACCTAGTGCGGCATTTAAAATTACCATTGGTTCTTGAAGTAGTATCTCTGTACCGGCTTGATTCAACAAGCGGAATACTAAATTTCCGTTGGTAATGTTTACTGGTTTTTCTTCTTGGTTAACAAACTGAAATAACAGTACATTGTCAACTGCTAGATTAATGGTTAATGTTTTTGCGTACACGGGGTTATACCTATAAGTAAATGTTTCGCCGTCGGCGGTATCAATCAATAACACTTCGGTGATTTGTTGATATAAATAAACCTGGGTCGAATACATATGGATCTCCTACAATATTTATGGGCAATGATATCTTTACAAAATTAGCTGAAAAATACCCGTTTATAACGCTGTGTGTATACTCATCTCAAGAATATCTGGGTATTATACAAAATCGTGATGATATAATAACTACTATTTACGACTTTGGCAGTATTACTGATGTTGAAGTCAAGCGTAGATTCTTAGAATTAGCCAACATTTGGTGGTGGGAAAGCAATAGATCTATCCCAATCAACATATTCCTCAAGCACGAATGGGAGCCGTTTAAGGAATATTTGCGTACTTTTATCAACAAAGATCTTGAAATTTTACACGGGCCAGCTTGCAGTTTAGCAGATATAGCTCGTAAAAAATCTAAACGCAGATCAATTACTCTTGTCAGGCGTATCGAGTAGTTAGCGATAGTAATTCTGTAAGCGTGATGCTACTTTTCATGCCTTTACTGCGTTATTTTTCTGATAGAATATTCATGTGTAAGGCGACTAACATTGAGTAGCTAAGACTATGCGCTTTCTTGAACACAAACCCTTTAGAGTCATCACCATCCCAAACTGACTCAAAAACTTCAGACCACGGGCGATTTTGTAAGTGTGCCTTACCGGGACGGATAATAGCAATAAATGCCGCCATCCTAGGTATTGAATCAGGTTTCATTGCGGCCAGTAAATCAGTATAATTTCCTACATGAGCTAACTGTTGGGCCCACTCTGGATCAGTCCACAAGCGTGACCAGTTGGGTTCTTTGTCCAACATTTCTTGATAATGTTCTGGACTTTTGATTAGTTGATATACTGACATGTTTAACAAGTCAATTTTAAAGTAACCACGCTGTTCAGCTTCTTCGTAGTCTATAGCCGCACATTCATTAACAGGATCATAAGGAATATCAGTAATATAAACTCCTGATGCGTGACGTCTGACTTGATTTTGTGTGATCTGCCTGGCAGGAATACAGGAGATAAGTTTTAACACATCATCCCGGTTAGCTAAATCTAAGTCAATATCTGCTTGTTTCATTTATTTTTACAATTCTTTCCGTGCCAACGGCTGTAATTAGTAGGCGAAAAATGTCCGTTACAATGTTCGCATTGTTTTTGTTTAAATCTACTTTCAATATGCTCAGCTGTTTGCGGGCCTTTCTTTATACCGCGATGCGACGCCATTCGTTTGTCGATATGTTCCTGGTTTTGTTTATAGCCCTTTAATGCTTTTGCTCTAGTATTTCCCATTTGAGCTAGAGAGTTTTTACGACGTTGTTCTTCGGTTTGTGGAGGCGGAGTCCAACCTTCTTTTCTAATGCCGCCGTATTTGTGCCCAGGAGTAAATCCGTCGAGTCCGTTTTCTGGCTTAAGATTGGCCCAATTATCGGAATCTACAATATTATTTTCTTCAGAAAATTTAATTGCAAAATCACTTAAACTTTGTTTATCTTCGAATAATTGCGACCAAACAGTAGTAACATCATTCCCGTGTACCTTTAAATGATCTTTCCAATACAGTCCAGAACCAGAATATTTTTTAGGGTTATCTTGCGTAGTTTTGCCAAAATATTTCAATCCAGTTTTATTATGCTGTTTAATATAAAGTGTCGTAGGTTTAAAATCGCTCATACAATTATTTATCAGTAACATAGACTCCTGTAGATAAAACATTACCAACCTGCTTTTTCTAAAATCATTTTAGCATATTCGTGGTCGGCTGGATAATCTTTAAATTTCTTTTGCCAAAAGTCTGCATCAATATATGGCCATACCATAGCTAACTGTGTTTCATCTAACTCAGACAAAAACTTTTGACCAGATTCACAGTTGTAAATTACCCAAGGACTAATACGACCTGTGGTCACTGCATATACCATGGCATTGGAGTTACCGTAACGAAGACAATCTTCAGCTGGATGTCCTGTTTGTTCGGCCCAGTCAATGCCAAACTCCATGGCACGAGCCAATGCGTCATTGACTGCTTCTACACGCAGGTAATCTAAAAGATATTCTGTGTAAACTGAGTCTTTGGCCCAGTGATCAATTTTTTTATTTTGTTTTAATACCCATTCAGTAAAGCGTACAGGATTAACAGCGCGAATGTCTACACAATAACGACCAAACTTAACAAAAGCCTTGTAGTAAGGACTATCAGCAAAGTCATCAAATGTTTTTAACTTTGCTGATCCTTGTGTTAGTTCATAGAATTTGATATAGGCCTGAAATCCTAAGCGCACACCTGCTTCATCTTTTTCCATGCGGCGACGTCGCGGTTCGCATGAATGCACCGCAAGACTAGACTCTTTTATAAAGTCTTTCTTACAATACTGACAAGTATACTTCATTCCACTCGTTCAAAGTTTCTTTGTAGGTTATGTTTTTTAATGTATGCAAATCGATCTGTCATCATGCCCTGGCTAGCAAACAATGGTAATAGTTTAGCTACCTCGGCGGCAGTAATGTGTGTAACTGGTTTGTACATCCAGCTGACACCATCTTGATCTTTAAATACTATGCCTTCAAATTCAGGTATCGGTGTTGGTTCTTCTTTTTTAAACGGCCAAATCATTTCATCTTCTCCTTGCCTAATGTACGCAAATATGCGTCTATGTCTTTTTTGCTGTTTACAGCCGCCATAACTTCAATCTCATCATCCTTCATGTTGGGATATAGTTCAGCCAATTGTTTTTTAATAGCACTTGCTCCAGCTTCTTTTTTCTTAGGAGCAATCCAGTTATGGTTAAGTGCGCCCATGTTAGGACTAACTGCTGTGGCACACAACCACTGTAACTTAGGATGTCTATTAATAGAAAAAAACTGTTTGTTAAGATACTCGTTAGTGGCCTTGAGATAAAAGTGTTGTAAATCGCGCTCGCCAATCACGCTGGATCCCCAACGAATCATAAGATAGTTACTAAACTTTTTACGCTCTTCTGGCGTAAGGCTGTCATAGAACTCGCGATCCTTGCGATCAAAACAGGCCATCTCGTTTGAAATATGTAATTTATCCACGGCGTAATTTAAATACTGTTGATTCTAAAGAGCTTACTGCATCTTTTAATTTACCAATATCTCTGTGTAGTCTAGCTATTTCATGTTCTTGTGATACTAGTTGCTCTTCGAGTCTACGCACCTTTCCATCCACTGACATTGTAGTTTCTTTCGCAGTAGGTGCTGGCATCAGTCCCGAGGTATCGTGATTGTACTGATCTTTTATATCTGTCATCTTACCATGCCTTGTTGTAATCAACTACTTCGCAGTTGCGACTGATATCCTTGACAAAATACACACAGTCCGGCTTTTCATCATTGCCGATAGGCACACACAACATCTGTCCATTTTTAAGTTTAGGAGCATACCACATGACTTCTTGATAGACGTCAATAATTTCTATGTCAAGGAAACTGGGTCTAAAACTACTTAGCGGATTGAACTGAAATGCCTTGAATCCACGGTCATTAATACTGGTTAATGGCAAGACTTCTAAGTCTCCAAGATCTGGTTCACCAATTAAAATTTGCCAGTCAATGGGCATACGAACAATATGTTTCCCTATGCGTAATACCAATGCAGGACTATTAAAACTTTCCAAGAAGATCAAAGGAATGTAATGATAGTCTGGTTCAGACGGAGTGCTGTTATCAAATATAGCAAACCGTAAATCATCTATTTCTTCAGGTAGATGATCTAAATCAAATGCTGTGTTGTCAAGGGTTAGTATTCTCATATAGTATATTATACAGTGTAGTTGGCTGATAGTCAATGCCTATTTTGGCAAAATATTCCAAAGCAGTTTGCTCGTTTGCTTGATAAAACAATCGAGATTTTTCTAACCACAATTTAAAAATTATCTTCATATTGTCTTTGTCAACAGGTTGAATACGATAGCAATGGTTGTATAGCTGATCAAAGTCTAACAGCAAATGGTCCACTACCCAATGTTGTCCTGCTCTAATTGCAGTTTCTTCTCTGGTAACCATTCTAATAACCCCTTGTACCCTATCTATCATTGGTCCTGCAAGATGATTCAGCTGTATGTTCTTGATTAGATAATGAAAACAACAATCCAACGAATTGGACCATGCTAAATTTATATCT